CGTCAAGTCTTCGTCGACACGCCAGTCGTTAGAAGCCAGAATATCCCGCAGAACCACACGCACGGGACTTCTGCCAATGCGAGGAATGCGGGCAGTGCCACTGCCGCTCTCGTTGCCAATTCCCTTGGCATGGAGCCCTACTACGTCCAGATGTCTCTGTCTGATGTGCGTAAGGGTCGAGATGGGGATCGCTCGTTTCATTGGGCGAAGGATCTTGCGGTGCCCCCACAGGATTTTCATTTCGACTGCACTGCTCAAGCAGCGGTGCTTGTTGACGTTGACCATCACGTTGACATGCCAGATCTTCTGGCGAAACATCCGGGGACGTATCTTATCTCCACGTTTCAACCCACTGAGTGTGCTGTCAGTGAAGGGGAGTATTCCTTCAGATTCCTGCGTAACGGAAAAGTGCGATACCGCGTGAGTGGTGGCGCGAAGTACGAACACGAGGTCTGGTCCTATGATGGGGACACTCTCTTGGCGGAGGACGTCGGCTACTTTACGAAGACTGTGATCAGTTACCATATTGATCGCAAGTATGTCGACCCCCACCACTCCCTGGTGATGCTCTCTCAAATCGGGCGTTTCCAGATGCCGGCCATGCTGCCTACGTCCTGGGTCATTGAAGGACAAGCGCTGAGCCGTTTGAGACCCGTAGTAGGGGAGTACGTTGTGCTTGACGTGATGACTCCCCACGGGCTCACCCGCAGTGTTTCGGTGCTTGGAGGGCACACTGCGGCCACCTTGCCAGTGGCGAAGTTGGATGCGGTTCGGGCGGTTCAAACTGCTGCGAAGGTGCCCATAACACCAGCGATGGTTGCATCAAACATCGCTCCGTCAGACGCTACTGGTTTGCCGACCGAGAGGATGCCCCCCGGTCAGGCTGCCCTGATTGCTGGATACTTGCGAGCAGGGTTTGTGGACGAGGGCCCAACGGTCTATCCACCGACGGAGTCGCTTCAACCGATTTGGTTCGCGAAGCATGACTATGACGCGCCTGTGCCCCTAGCAGGTTTTGGGAGCCCGTTGATTGGCCCCTGCTACGGCTACGCCCAGAGTCTGTCCTCTGACGATAGGTGTATTGCCGGACGCGTTGAGCAGTTCCACTCGAGTGAGCCTGAGTGTGAACAGCCCGTCCCCCCCACCTTGGCCGGTTACATGGTCGAGTTTGCCCAGTTCCTCATTCCGGACTGTGACGTGCATACTGGGGTGCCTGTTGACCATGATGAGGTGTATGATCGACAGGACCGCCCGTCCCAACGGGCTATCCTTGATGAAGCTGGTGTGACCGGGCCGGCTGTCAAGAAGGTTGTGAAGGCATTCGTTAAGAAAGAGGCCGCCGTTAAGCCGAGCGACCCTCGCAACATCTCCCAAATGCCAGAGAAGCTGCAGTACTCCTTGTACATGTATGCATTCCATGA